GGCGACGAGGGCAAACGCTTAGTTTCCAACGATCTTTATTTCTACAGCGTCGATGATTGCACCTACTTTGCTCGTGCGCTTCACAAGCAAGGCGGTGACATCACGTCTTATTGCCTGCCCAGACTAGTCGATCCAGATAAAATCAAGGTGTACTGATGCTTGCAGAATTAATGGCTGCAAATGCCGCGTTTGCAGTTATCAAGCAAACCGTGCAGAACGGCGGCGAAATCGCACGAGCTGGCAAAGCAATCGGCTCATTCTTATCAGCCAAAGACGACCTGATCCGCGCGGGCAACAAAAAGCGGGCGCGGGGCGTAGGTGGAAACGATCTAGAGGAATTTCTTGCTCTAGAGGAAATCCGAAAAAAAGAAGCGGAATTAAAGCAAATTATGATCCTTTCGGGTCGGCCCGGTCTGTGGAGAGACTATCAAAAGTTTTGTGAAGAAGCGCAGGACGGCAGGGCCAAAGCAAGACATCAAGCTATCAAGAGGCGTAAAAAAACGATTGAGCGTATTGGCAACGCACTGGTTGCACTCATTATTTTAGGCGGCTTGGCTGGAATGGTTGCATGGGGCTTGTGGTTTAGAGGCGCCTTAAAATGAAGTTAATGCTGGTTTGCTTCGTTTTGATGTTGGCTGCCTTTAATGCCAAAGCTGCTGATCCTGAGTTTGTTACGTGCAGGCTGGTGGGATGCACCGTCGTTGAGAAAGACCGCATCTGCGTCTATCGCGGCACAAACCACACGCAAGACGTTTTATATTATCGCTTAGACGAATGGTTCCCGCGCGAGTTTCAATGCAAATACGCGCCAAATGAGAAACCACCGCCAACGGTCCAAGAGGTATTGAAGGCGATCAAAGACAAGATGTCTTAGGCATGTCGACGTCGCGGGGGATGATCGGAGAATTTATAACCTGCGCCTCGATCATGTCATTAGAGCAAAACTGGCGGGTCATACATTGCCCACAGGACGGCATCGACGTCATAGCTTTTCTCAACAACGACTTTGTACGGGTGCAGGTAAAGGCATCCAGCTTGCGTGCAAATCAAAGTAACCGCAGGGCAGGCTATCACTTCCAGAACGGCAGCGGATCGGCAAAGAAAAAGCTGCCTGATCCGACCACGCAAGACATCATCGCTCACTGCTTTTTAGACGTGCGGCGCGTCGTCTTCTATGCGGCTGAGTCCGTCAATCAATACAGCCAACGCTATCCAGAGTCTTATCCGCACCGTCCCGCTCTTGAGCAGGAGAGCTGGGACCGTGCCATCGCTATCATTCAAGAGAGGCAGATATGAGTGACTTTATAGAACGTGTCGCAGAGCAGATCGCAGAGCATGAAGGCCTGCGTCTGACCGTCTATGACGACGCTACAGGCCGTCCTATCACCGCCGGCACACAGGTGAAGGGCAACCCCACTATCGGCATCGGCAGACTCCTGACAGAGGACAGAGGCATCTCTGAGAAGGAGGCGATGATCCTGCTGAAAAACGATCTGGCTTGGGTGGCAAAGAAGGCAGAAACATTCGCTTTCTTTGACCGGCTGGATGAAGCGCGCCAGATGGTGATCTTCGGCATGATCTTCAACATGGGCAATCGCTTTGACCAGTTTAAGAAGATGCATGCTGCGCTAGAGGTCGGCGACTACATAGAGGCCAGCGCTCAGATGCTTCAGAGCAGGTGGGCAGAGCAGGTTAAAGGGCGGGCCACCTCCCTCGCAGAGCAAATGCGAACAGGCGTAATGAAGTGAGCAAGATCATTCTGGAATACCGGATCGTCCCGCGTCTGATGATGCTGACGATGACAGGCGTATATATAAGGTGCATTGAGTGGGCACTCCATCAGCCCGATCTTTCGACACAGCAAAGCGCGCTCATCAGCGTTGTCACCGGCGCCATGACCGGAGCTTTCGCTGTATGGGTTGGGAGTGAAAAGTCCTGATCTGGCTTTTGTTGCTAATCAATCTCACGCCGCTGGGGTTTGAGATTTCGCTTTTGTCCGCGCATGAGACAATTGCGGACTGCCATGTCGCTGCCACCTATATCCAGCATTTTGAGGAACGGATGCCGATAAACCAAGAGGCGGTTTGCATGGCTGCCGACAAGGAGTTTGCAGAATGATCCAAGCACTCATTGGACCGATCACCGGCCTCCTCGACAAGTTCGTGGAGGACAAAGATCAGAAGGCAAAGCTGGCGCACGATCTTGCTACGATGGCAGAGCGCCACGCTCAAGAGCTGGCGAAGGGTCAGCTTGAGATCAACAAAGCGGAGGCGCAGCACAAGTCGATCTTTGTGGCGGGCTGGCGTCCGTTCTTAGGCTGGTGCTTGAGCTTCGCAATGGCGTGGCACTTCGTTCTGGCGCCTATGACAATGTTTGTCGCCGGCTGGTCCGGCGTAACGGTTCCAGAGCTGCCTGTGTTTGATATGGACAGCCTGATGACGGTGCTTCTTGGCATGTTGGGGCTTGGTGGCCTCCGTAGCTTTGAGAAGTACAAAGGGCTGACAAAGTAGCCTGTGGCGATACAGTGGCGATTCACTTTTGCGCCTACCCAAGCGTGGCGATACATTGGCGATACGCCGAGTCGATTTAGACCGGAAGCCAAAAATGTCAGGCTCATAACCTGAAGGTCGCAGGTTCAAATCCTGCCCCCGCAACCAAAAATCCCTATATATCAGTATCTTAAAACCCTCCAAGTCTCCGGACTTGCGAGGGCTTTTTGTGTTTGGCTCTATGTCTCGTGGCGATCCGGTGGCGATACATCGTCAGGTTTTTGCCTTTTTATTTGCATATATGCTTTACTTATGCGCATAGATGAGCGAATATATATACATAGAGAGGGCGGGATGACCCCGCGCTGGTCAGCAAGGGAGATGCAAATGACCAAACAAACCAAACTTCGCCCCATCGTCCGCGCCGCCTTTAAGTGTGACGCTCTTGTATATCAGTTCACCGAGCTGGACGTTGATGACGGCCTGATCGAGGCCGCCGACTACGACGGCATCGTTGAGGAGGTCAACGAGCATTACGTCGATGACGCGATTATCCGCGAGGCCGAGAACCGGCTCGACATCTGCAACGACCCCTACAACAAGATCGACCCCGACTACATTCGGGAAGCGCGCCAGCTTCGGGCTTTCCTCAAGCGCTTTAATAAGGCGGCGGCCTAACGGCCCCGCCCCACAGGGAGACAGACCAATGGACAACCACGAGTTTTTCGACAACACGATGCGGATGATCCAATACGCAAACGACGAGCTGACATCCTATAGCGTCGGCGACGAGCTGACCGGCATGGAAGCCACCCTGCTTTGGCAGGCGCTGGGCAAGCTGCATAGCCGGATGGGCGAGGTCAAAAACAAAGCGCAGGACAACGACCCTGCCTTTCAGGACTAAGGGAGGCTGGGATGACCGACATCCATATCGGCACCCCGACAGAGTGCGAGGTCAAAAACCGCGACGGCACCACCCGACAGGCTTGGGTGGTGTCATACAAAGACCTTAGAGGCAAACGCCGCAGGGTCTATGCCGCCGACTTGTCTGCCATGAAGCGCAAGATCAAGCAGCTAGAGTCAGAGCTGCAAAGCGGCCAGCACAACGCTACGCGCGCCAGCTTTGAACAGGTAGCGCAGGAGGCTCTGGCTGAACGCACCAAGATGATCGGGAAGAAGAACGGCCTGCGGCAACAGACGTGGGCCAACGACGAGCGGCACATACGTTTGCATCTCCAGCCCTACTTTGGCGCCTCGCAGATACGCTCTCTTAACACCGGCAAGATCAACACCTTTATAGGCCACATGCTTGAGGGTGAGATCGCTCCGAAGACACAGCGGCACATCATCAACACGCTGAACATGGTCTGCAAGCACGCCGTCGATAGGGGCTACATCTACACCAACCCCTGCGCAAAGGAAGACCGCAAGCAGGTCAGGGGTGCAGCGGGCAGGCGGGGCGCGTACAACGCCGACGAGCTTCGCCAGCTACTCGCGCAGGACATGACGCTGTATGTGCGCTCTCTGATCATGACAGCGGCTTGGACCGGCATTGCTGCTAACGAGCTTCAAGGCTTGCAATGGAGGGACGTTGATCTCTACGCCGGCACCCTATCGGTAGGCCGCACCGGCTATCGCTACATGGTGCAGGACGAGACAAAGACCGAATACCGCCAGCGCACGATCCCGATCCCTTCCGCTACCATCAAGGTGCTGCGGGAGTGGCAACTACAGTCTGACAATGCTGTGTGGGTCTTCCCTACCGTGAGTGGACGTATGGGAGAGCAGAACGCTTGGCGCAAGCTGGTCGCTACAGTATGCCGCCATGCTGGTGTAGACGACAAAGGGCTTGGAGGGTTCCGCAAGTTCTACCATACGCAAATGGAGACAGCGGGCGTGCCGAAGTCCATCCGCAACTTCCGCATGGGCCACAGCGTCCACTCCAACACTGGCGATATGCACTACACTGAGGCGGAGGTGAAACGCGCTCAGGACTCTGCGGACCTTGAGGCTCTACAGGCTCAGGTGC